TCACTAAAGTCTACAGGAGTTGCTTGTACGTTACCAGAGAAACCGTCAACCAACATACCGCCACGGAATACTTGTTTATTTTCACTTTGTGAGAATGATGAAGCAGTTTGTGTATATGGTGACTTGTTACGAATTTGTCCTACAGGATCTAGAACTTGCATAAAGCCGCCATGATTTTGACAGCTAACATAACGAATAACGTTTGCATCATTCATTAGGAACAAGTCAATTTCTTGGCTGTTCTTTGGAGGATTATAATCTATGTCTAGTACAGGGTCAGCACGAACAATGCGATATGCCGCATCGATCAAGTTAGCTGTAATAGTAACAACACCTGACTCTATAGAAAGACTTGATGTTGTAAACTGCGTAGCCGTATTACTAGTCGACTTGGCCATTGCTACGTTTGGAGTTGTAAGTAGATTAGTAGTTATGGTACTTAGGTATTTGATACCTTCAGCACACGCTGTTCCTGCTAGATCTGCGTTACGAATTCTATCAGCATTGTCGATTGTACGACCGCTACCGCCATATAATAAATCGTAGGCAATACCGTCAACTAGGGTACCAGTATCTCTAATACTTGCTGTTGTGTTAAAACTGTAGTTGTACCAAATACTAGAAGGATTAGCCGAGTTTAACTGTACTTGGTCAAGCATCCAGTTTGTAATTTCTTGTTGGATGAATCCTCTGTTTTCACTAATAATAGTTGCGGCTTGAGAGTAAGCACCGTTATTAACAGTTGTGAAAAATATGTTTTTTGGTCTTGATGGGTCTTTTAAGTAGTGGTAACCAAATCTTACAGGTTCATAGATTGAGTAGTCACCGTATGCTATTGTGTTGGCATTTAAAAGACCTTCACCTAGGTTAACAGTAAAACTTCCGTCAGTTGATGAAATAATTTCACCCTGACCTTGATTTCCAACAAATATATAACCAACATACTCGCTTGGGAATGAACCAACACTTAGTGAGAATGTTACAACTCCACTAGATCCATCTGGACTAATATCGGCACTAACTAAGGTACCGCCAACCGCATAGTCAGTTGTAGTATTAAGAGCAGTTGCCTGTAGTCCGTCAACCTGAGCATCTCGACGGAAATATACGTCTGCCCAAGGGCTTGAACTAATTCTGTTAGCTGGACGAATAACTGTACGACGGAATTCATCACCACGAATAGAAACGTTAGCAGGTAATTTAATTGGATAGTCTTCGCGATAATCGCCCGACTCAACTACTAGAGATATTTGAAGTTCAGCAACGTTGGTGTTATAAACAACTTGCTCGCCTGGACTAAAGTCACCAGCATAAACGTGCCACTCAGTTGCGCCAAACGTTTGACTATCACCAGGAGCACCTGATGTGAATTCAACTATAAAGTAATTTGTGTAGATTCCTTGGTCGGCATCTAACTGTGTTTGTTGACCCGAAACTGTTATAGGCTCTGATCCAATTTCGATAATATTACCGTTAGGAATACCAGTATCGGTGTAAAATTTATAGCCAACCCAGAACTCTGGAATCGCTATAATCTGATCCGGCCCGCTTGGGGAGAACGTCATTTTAACAACATTTGGATTTGCAAAATTTGGAATGGATGTTACAATCGGTGTGTTAAAGTCATCACCGTAGTCAACATACGCAATAGAATAAATTTCAGGATCACCGTTATTGTCACCTTCGGAAATATTTTCAATTAGAGCAATAGCACCGCTATCAACACCTTGAATATATTGTCCTGGGAAAATTGTGTACTGACCGACATCAGCCGCACCAAATTGATCTGATCCGTTTGCTCCGACATCTAATCTTAAGCGAGCAAGATTATTACCGTAGAAGTTAGGAGTAGCATCAAAAACAGTTGCAGCTTCACCGTTGTTATATGTAATGTTTCTAGCATAATCACCTACAACAATTTCACTAGTAGCAATTAATTTTTCTGCTACCTGTGCGGCTTTGTTGATGGTACCAAATGCAGTTGCTAAAGAACGGCCACGGCGCTCTGGCGGAGTGTACGGTTGATAGTCGCGACCCTTCTTAGTAATGAATATATTGTTTGAGCTGAAAAAGTCGTTGTCGTCAACATACTTTTTACTTGCGGCAATAAGACCAGCATAGGCTTTATCGTCGCTAGTTTTAGGATCTCTAGAAAGAATTAGAGGACCTGTCATTTTACCAAAACCAGGATTTACTGCGCCTGTTTCTGGATCAATTGTATCTACACCTTGTAAAGAAATTTTAGTGTCAACATAGTCTTTACGTGTAATATGTGTACTTGAAGTGGCTTGTAAATCAAGTCTTACAGTTTTTAGTGTTCCAGTAGAATCATAAATTGTAATGACTTTACCTGTTAGAGTACTTGTTGTTGCTGTGCTTGGAGATAAGTTAATGTTGCTGGTTAAAACACTAGAACCTGTTCCAACAATGATAGTATCAATATCGCCAGTAATTATATTACCAGATCTGCTTAGAAAATTATCATATACAAACTTACGAGTTACTAGATCCTGATCAGCAACTGGATCGCCAAAGTCAGTAGCTCTCCAAGTATAAACATCGACTACGTTGGTTAAGCTAGATCCAACTAAAATTTGTTGTGTTCCTGTACCTGTACCAATTAGATTGCCGCCTAGTGTGGGATTTGGGTCTAACCATACGTTTGTAACGGTGTTGGCAATAACCCAACCGTTTCCATAATTTGATGTGTTAACTTGAACGCCGCCGGCACCTACTAAACTTACTTGGGTTACTGTGGTACCGCTAGTATCTGTAACTAGTAGTTTTCTCGGTTCGCCAACGCTTGGGGTGTCTTCTAAACCAGCAAAGAATCTAAAACCGTCATACGCACCTAATAGCCCGTATAATTCTTGAAAGTTTTCGTTGGTTTTTCTGAAGGCTTCACGGATGCTATCACCGGTGCCGTCGTTGGATTGAATTCCGATATTAATGTTTTGTTTTGCCATGGTATCTCCTGCGCAGGAACGCTTAGGAGTATTTACCAAATTTTTTTATAACCTTAATGTAAATACAAGATGTTTATCAAACTAGAAAAAGAATTAGTAATTCATACTAGACTTAGTAAGAAGGGCAAATCGCATGAATACAAAAGATACAGAACCGTTGCTATTCTGCGTTGTGATAGTTGTGATGGGATGTTTACTAGACCCAAAGAAAGCATGAGTCCAGCACGTCTAAGCAATAAGTTTTTTCACGTTTGTGACAAGTGCGATCCAAAACGTTTTGCTCAAATGAAAGGAGCAGAACGCAGGACAATTTGGGATCGTCCTGCTAGTAGTGATACTGATATAGGTAAAATTTAACCTATCAGTAACTGCTCGATTTCTTCTTTAATAGCCGCGTTTTGAATGATGTTGAGTACTTGTGTTCTATGTGCGGAAATAAGCATAGTTTCTGCGGCCGCCTGACTCAACCCGCGAGTTTGTAAGTAGTAAGTTCTTTCACGATCTAACAATTCAGTGTTTGCTCCTACACTAACTCGAGCAGTATCACTGTCGTTAAACACTTGGGGAGAACTGTGACACTTTCCGCCTGTGCTTGTGATTAAGTTAATGTTTTCAACACCTACTTGACAGTATTCGGTATCGTTATCGATGTTAACCATAGACTGAAATACTGTTTGACTGCCCTTACCTGCTTCACATGTAAAGAACTGATTGCTAACACTATAAGAGCCGCGGTGATCAATTTTACTGATAATTTCGCAATCTCCGCCTACTGTATTAATAGTATGTCCGTAAGCATTAAAATTAGCACCATCATCGAGTGTAACTTGAATTATGTGCTTGTTTAATTTGCCGCCGGCGGAAAACAGTCCCATATTAATATGTCCACCGTCTCGAACACGAATATCATAGATAAAAACTTGTTGTAACTTATCTGTAGCTTCGTTTATAATTGCTAAATCAAGAGTTGCGTTTTCCCTAACATCAATTTTTAAATGCTTTGCCAGCATTTCTTTTTCGTTAGGAGTTAAACGTAGAACTACGCTGTCAGTCTTCCCTTGACGCAGTTCAATTAAGTGAGCATCGATAATTTTGAATTCTTTATCAAAATATTGCTCGGGTGTAAATGCCCAATCAGGATCACCTTTTTGTGCTTTAAGAAAACTCTGGATACCCATCTTCAATGATCCTTGTATAAAGTTCTGTTGTTCCTGATACTTTTATCTCTCCCTCAACCATAACGTGAACATGGGTGGGTTCGAGAATTTTTAACAGGTCTCGGCTATGTGTTACAACAATACAGCCCTTGCCTTTTTCTGTTAGAAAATCTTTTAAAATAGAAGCAACTAAAAGATTTTCGCTACCCTCGAGCCCTTCTTCAATCTCGTCAAAAATAACTAGATCTGGGTTTTTAAGCAACATATAAATGAGTTCATTGCGTTTAGCCTGGCTCATTGTCATGCTAGCTATACTGGGTGTAGAGTCACCGTGTGAGTCTTTTAAGTTTAAAATTTCTAAACATGAATTGTATTTAACGGCAAGATCTTCTGGCTTTTCTTTCGAAAAGATTTCTTTGGTCAAATCCCAATTTGTAATAGATTCAAATTCTGGAGGAAACTGAAATCCAATAAAGATTCCAAGCCCTACTCTTTGGTCTGCTTCTAAATCGTTTAGTTTTTTCTTTTTAAAATGTACAGTACCGTCAGTAATTGAAATACTAGGGTGACCTGTAATTGCGTGTACTAAAGCAGATTTCCCACTGTTCTTAGGACCCATGATAGCATGAATCTCTCCAGTTTTAACTTCTAGGGAAATATTTTTTAGTAAGGGTTGTGAGTCTGATGTTGCTGTTAGATTTTTTATTTTTAGCATGATTAATTATAATATCTCATTTGGTGTAAATCAAGTTTTACTAACTGATAGTCTGGCATTTATAACTGTCCAGTTTATAATCCTCCAAATGTTATTAAGATATTTTGCTTTATCTGCTTGATAGTCTAAAGCCCATGCATGTTCCCACCAGTCAATTAATAATACAATGTCCGAACGAATTTGGTGATTTTTAATTGTTTTAATTTGTCCAGTGCGACTAAGATAAACCCAGCCACTGCCTTGTATAGCCATCGCGGCCTTTTCGACTTCTGCTTTGAATTCGTCGAAATCTTCGTAGTGTTTGAGAATAAGTGCTTCTGCTAGGCCGTCTGGGTTATTGGATCCAACGGGTGATTGAAATTGTTCAAAGTAGATTCGATGTAGGAAAGCGCCTGCTTCATTAAAATCTAAGTCACCTTCACCGTTATTAAAGCGTTCTACGTAGGTTTTGTATAATTTACCGTAGTGATACTTTACCGTATCCTCAGACATTATAGGATCTAAATCGCCCCTCGCATACGGTAATTGTAGTTGAGTTAAACGATTTTGATCAGCATCGGATTTAACTTCGTTTAAAATTACGTCTTTTATAAAATTATACATATAGGTATTTATAGGAGTAAATAACTGCACACTTTTTAAAGGAATCCTTAAAATGGAAATTATTATCGCCCTCGTTGTTGTAGTAGCTGCAGCATTTTTATACTTCAATCGCAAGCCAAAAACAGAAACAACTGCTGAAGTAGCAGAAGTTCCTTACAAGGTAGAAACACCTGTTGCCGAACAAGCAAGTCAAGCAATGGTTGAAAGCGTTGTGAAAGAAGCCCCTGCTAAGAAGCCACGTGCCACAAAAGCACCAGCGGCTAAGAAGCCAGCGGCTAAAAAGACAGCGGCCAAAAAGCCTAAAGCAGAGTAAGCTCTTGAGCTTGCTTGGCTAGCGCAAAACTAGCCAAATTCTTTGCTTTAGATTCACACATGATATCGTGTGTGTTAAGGAAACTCAGTGCCCATTCGTTAACTGGCTTATTCCAGTAGAAGTTAGAGTGAGCTCTGAGTTTCTGCTTTTTGTATCCTGTTTCTAATAGTGTCTTGTAGTCAGGCATTGTCACTGGACAATGATCGACAAGAACATCTTCACGGCTAACAGAATAATGTAAAGTAGGACGAACCCCACGCCAACTATCAACAACTCTTTTGACAGAGTCGTCGTTGGGTTGAATGTATTGTCCTTCGCGGATCCAGTTATGATGAATATCGAGCACAATAGGAACAATATCAGTAATGGTAAGACAGTCATTTAACCCCCATGCGTTTTCTTCGTTTTCGATAGTGATACAATTACGTGCTTCTAAGCTAAGACGTTTATATGCCGCCCTAATGCCGTCTGGCCCAAGTCGTCCGGAGATGTGTACATTAATCTTAAAGTCTTGGAACGACTTTCCGTATCCCATCCAGCGAGCCATATCCGCATGATATTCAAATTCCTCAATTGATCGATTTACGATCCCAGGGTTTTCACTTGCCAAAACAGTAAACTGGCCAGGATGAAAACTGAGCCGTACATTACGATTTCTAGCAATTTCTCCAACTTGAGCGAAGGCTCTTTCACAGTAGGCAACCACGTCAGTGCGATGCCAGAAATAATTCCAATCGCTATGAGTATATACTGGAAGTATATCACTACCGAGTCGGACCATACGAAGGTGTTCATCTTGTTCTCCCACGAGCGTTACAAGTTTACGTATTGATTCTATGTTACCTGTCATTAGGTCCCATAGTTTTTGTTCTGCTACATCTCGACTTTGCCTATTGAGCCAGGCTACGGTAGTACTACCAGTATTGTATTGTCGAGCGGTGTCTGTTTGCTTGATGCCGTCAATTTGGCTAGGACCGTCGATCCATTTACAAGCAAAACCAATGCGTTTAAGTGTCTGTGTCATGCAATAAGTATAACACCTATTTTGGAAAAGGTCAAACTACCAATGCCGTATTACACCAGCAACAATAAAAAGATTAGTGATAATATAGCACAAAACTATAGCGGTGCGAACAAGTGCTACCATATCAGCTTCTTGCTCGGTAGCACCTGCCTTTTCACCTAGGGCCTTTGCCCAAATACGCCAAATTTTACGCTTCGTAGATTGCGGAGTTTGCGCCATGTTCAAACACTTCTACAGAACGAAGACGCACACCTAGTCCAACTGGATAACGGCATTGAAACTCTTTTAGAGTATTGCCTGTTTGATCTTTTAGGTAGTATGTGTCACCACGTTGGAAAGTTTTGATAATGTTGTCAAGTTCTTTAAATGCTAATTCGCTGAACTTTTCACATCCTACAGCATCGACAACTCGCATATCGCAAATGCCGCCCTGGTCTTGGAGACCAAGTTTTGCCATTTCTAAAAATGTATCAAAGTATGGATCGTCTTTAGCAATAACCAAAGTATGATCAAACATATACTCTAACCATGATTTAAATGCTTTGAGTCCGCCGAAGTCCATAACCCAATTACGATCATCTAGTGTTTCACTTTCAAAGTGAACACGAACACCAATTGAGTATCCGTGTAACAATGAGCAGTGGCTATGTGTTGAACGCCATTGTCTAAAACAGCATGAAAGACCAATTTCGTTGCCGTAAGTTTTTGTTGAAATATATTTTGCCATCTCTAGTCTCCTTTTTTAGGTAGCAAGTTTGATGACTGCAGAGTATTTAAAGTGGGATGATGCCATAAAGTCCACTGTAACTATTGTACAGAAGTATTACTGCTGTGTCAATATTTATTTTTTCAAATCTTTTACCTGGGTTTTAATGGCTTTGATATCCTCAACCAAATCGATGAGAATACTGACTTCCTCTTGACGGTGATGTAATGTAGTTCTAATCAACTTCATTGTCCAATACCACCATAAGACGGATACAGAGGTTCCAATGGTAAAAATTATCCAGCCGAGGTGATAACTCTGAATAAAGTCCCATTTCCAGATTGTGCTTAACAACAACACGACTATAAAGCCGCTGAGTTTAAGCCAGAATACTCTTTCAACGTTAAATGATTCGAGTGCCTCTTTCATTGCTATTAATTTATTTGCCATAGTAGTTCTCCATAAGTAAAGATATTTAACTAGTATTATGGAGAAATTTACTTGGCAGTTTATAATCAGCACTTATGGACGCTTGTCGATAATCTTATCAGCCAATCCATACTCGACTGCTTCCGCAGACGATAAGAATGTATCAAACTTCATTGTTTCAAACAGTTCTTCGTAAGTCTTACCCGCAGTATTGTGACGTACATAAAGTTCTGTAAGACGTTTATTAATACGTTGTGACTCTTCAAAACTGCGTTTAGCATCTTCAAACTGAAGGTCTTGAACGTGTACTGAACCGCTAGTGCCAGGAGTACCGGAACTAACACGATGAATCATTGTACGTGCTTCTGGCAATACAAAGCGTTTACCCTTAGCGCCGGCTTGTGCTAAGAATGATCCCATTGAACAGGCCTGTCCCATTACATAGGTAGCAACATCAGGTTTGATAAACTGCATGGTGTCATAGATAGCTAGACCAGCTGTGACGCCGCCGCCGGGGCTGTTGATAAACAAATTAATATCTTTGTCTGGATCTTCCGATTCAAGGAACAACAACTGCGCCACAATTAAATTGGCCATGTTATCTTCAACGGGGCCGTTGAGCATAACAATTCGCTCTTTAAGCAAGCGACTGTAAATGTCATAGGCACGTTCGCCTTGACTTGTCTTTTCAACAACCATTGGTACTAAGTTCATTATTCAATTTCCTCTTGTTCTTCTAACCATTTATGAGCATCTTCTTTAGTAAGACGCCCTGCCTTAACTTCATCGAGTGCGTGACGCAACGCTTCTTCAACAAACTCGTTAAAAGTCATGTCACGTTCGTGTGCCATTTTCATATACTTTAACAGATCTTCATCAGAAAAGTCAACCGGAACTTGTACACGAGTATCATAATCCTCGCCTGCCGCAATAGCCATACACTTTTGAATAAAGTCATCGTCTACGTCCAAATCAACATAGTTGACATCGTCCCATGCTTCGTCTTTGTTAATGTCTCGACGTTTGGCTTCCTTTTTCATTTTCTTTTGGAAGCCTGGATTAATCATTCGGTACGCACGGTTATGAACATAATCGTGTGCCTGTACTTCGTAGACTTCTTGTGTTTTAGTATCAAAAATAATAGTAAAACTATGACCATCTTGTTCGCCGTTCCAGCTATCTAAATGATAAGCATTTGGACCGTAGCATTGCCAGCAGTAGTCGCTACCCTCTGTAATGCGATATCCAACTAACTCCATCCATTCCTTCATACTAATCATTTGTATTCCTTATCAAGATTAACACTGGTTAACCCAGCAATAGTTTGGAAACTTTCCCACGCTTTCTTAGCGGCTGGATTTGTCTCCAGCTCACTACTTGGCAATACTGTTTCTAGCCAAATTTCAGGACGGCGACTTGGGTGTGCTCCAAACTTACGTGGCTGATGCATTTTACCAGAGTTGTACAGATCAATGCTAATTTTACGAAACAGCTCTTCGTCATCGTAGCCTGCCCATTCTGGGGCACTCCACATACTACCGTGAGCTCGCCCACCGCCGTATCCTTCCCAAATATTTCCCCATTGCTCGTCGTCATTAGGATCAAAATCCGTACGAGTGATTAGTACTAACACCTCATCAATGTCTACAGTACCGTCAACGATATCGCGAACGCAACGACTATAACTTAGTCCAATTTTCATTTTGTATCTTTCGTTAGATCAAATTCTTTAACCATTTTGTACAGGGGATCATAAGGATCTCCTATACGCTCTATAATATCCGGGCGAGCTTCTGCTAACATACTTAGATAGTACTCGTCTGGAAAATGCCGTAGTACTCCTAACGCCCGTTGTCTAACTGCTTTTGGAACTCGCGGGGTCTTACTTGAATCAAGCAAGTCCTCGCACAAGCTCTTAGCATACATTATAGCACGATAGCGTTCGTCAGGTAGCGTCATGTTCTGTTTCCTTAATAATAGCACATACCAGTAAGAAGTTATCGTAGGCCTTTCGAGCTGCCGGGTGATCTAACAACTTCTCAGCTTCGACTGCCATTGCTTTAACACCTTCTTCGGCAATCTCTCTAGCACTTGGAATTTCGATGTAGTATCGATCATTATCAAACGCTTTGGCTAAGTTTTCCCAAGCCTTCTTTTGTTTTTCAGTAATGGGTTTATTATGCGGTCGCATCTCACTGGCTTTTTGTACTGCTCGACTGATAGCATCTTCGGCAACACGACCTGCGGCAATCATAGGAGCATACGCAGGATTGATATTAAATCTACGACTTGACCCACCAGGATATACGCTTACTAAATGATTACCTTTTGGAAAGCTATCAAGTACTACATTATCGTACTCTGCCACAGGCTTATACCTGCGTCCCACTTTTTCGTATAGGGTTCTCTTCATTTTGTTGCTTTCTAAGTTTACGACACTCTTCTCTCATTGCGGTAGTAAAGTCTGGACTGAATTCTGCTACACTACAATTATAAACTCTTTGGCCTGATCCCGCAAGGCTGTTTCCGAAAACAATTAATCCAAACATTGAAAAGACTAGGACTACAAATACTAAAGTTAGCCCTATAAATTGTAGATTTTTTTTCATTACCCTATGTCTTTCAAATGTTCTACCATCTTTTCTTGTTCAGCTTGAAAACGTTTGTAAGCACGTTTAATGCCTGTGTAGACTAGTCCGTAACCGATCCAGAACACAAGAACAAATAAAACAAACAAATGGTAAGAAGCAGGCACTTCCGCACGATCCATGATAGCAGTAGGACCCCAAGCGCAGGTTACAAACCAACCCCACATCCATACGTCCCAGCTTTTGATATTTTCCCAAATGCTTTTAGCACACCATTTAAT